TTCTTCCTCCTCTTCCTCTCCGTCTTCCCCTTCCTCTTCTTCATCCTCATCATCTTCGTCCTCTTCGTCGTCTTCATCCGTCTCCTCCTCTTGTTCTTCCTCTTCTCCTTCCGTTTCTTCCTCTTCCTCAACCGGCCCCAGACCAAGCATCCGCCCCAGATCGTCGTCTGCAGCGCCCTGTTTTTCTTCATCAGCCATCAGTCTGCTCTCCTTCATCGGACTCCTTCAAGCGATCCACGATTCTCTCCGGTATTTCCAGAAAGCTCCGAATCGCATAACATTGACCTTGCAGGAATGCAAAGTCCTGTAATGTCACGGCATCTTCTTTCCCTATCGTTTCCATCTCATCTCTTGCGCTCGCTATCATCATTGAGAGGACTTTCCTCATATCTCCCCAAAGCGGCCCACTCCCAAACCTATCCCAGTCAACAGGAGTAGTTTGAAGATGAAGCTCCCCACCTTCTTCCAGAACCTTAATCATCTCAACTAAGTGCATCAGTCATCTCCCTGAGCGGAACTACATCTCCGCGGCGTGCAGCCTCCTCAACCTCGGCGTCTTGAAGAACCTGCGCGTTGATGTCCCGCTTCTTTACGAACTGATCTATGTTCTTCCCGCCCATGAGGCGAGCCGTATGCTTGAAGATATTCACAATGTCGAAGACTTCGCGGAGTTCAGGATCAGCCGCCGTCATTTGAAAGATCTGACTCCAGAGCTGCGGATCACCAGATGTTGGAAGGCTTCCGTCCTGAACCTCAACATCGTAATCAATGAGAAGATCGTAAGGACTGACGAGGACGCGAGAGTCGACCTGGAAAGTCTGTCTCAACTCCTCCTCATACCTTCCAGCAATCTTGACGTATTGTTCCTTAGTCATGAACTGCTGAGTCTGACTTCCGACCATATAGCCAAGATCATGGATGCTCTGCATTCCCGCGATACGTGCAGCCTTCTCAAGTCTCGAAAGCGCGCTCCCTCTTGTATCCCGGAACTCCGCCGCCGTAACTCTCTCCCCACCTTGTCTCTGCATTCCCTTGATTGCGTCAGTGGCCCCGCTAGCCTCATCCATCATCCTTCCAACAATCCCACTCTCCGCAATGTTCCCCGCCGTGATGTCTGTCACTTTCAGCTGATCCACGGCGTTCTGGACTCCACGTCCCCAAGCTTTCTTCCTCAACCTTATCAACTTCCCTGGCGCTGGATTTCTGAGATCATTAAGATTAACCATCTCAGGATCCACCACGAACATATCGTTGATTGCCTTACGAACATTCGCTACGTGACTGTTATAGAGGAAGTCAACGAGATGCTGCATTCCATATACTAACTCCAGCTTCGAGATGGGGGTGGCGGAATAACCATCATAGTCCGGAGCGCAAACAGCTATCGGGAACATATCGTGATCCAAGTTCGTTGGGCCGGCTGAGATAATCACCTGATCTCCCGCCAGAGCAAATAGCCATTTCTCAGGATAGTCACTTCTGCCAAGCCCCCACTCGGCTGGAATGAGGTCGATGTATTGATAGATTACATCCACGGGCTGGCCAGTCTTACTCCGTCTGGCTCCAGTTTCCCTAACCCCATCTTTGTCTCTCTTACTATTCTCAAGGCCCAGGACGCTGGCCCCGTCGATATTCTTGATATATTGGCCGTTAAAGAATACCTGCTCATCGCGCTCTCGCTCTAGGATCTCAGTTCTGTTTTCTCTCCTCAGCCAACCAACATACTCTCCACGCTGAACATCCTGAATCGGGACGCTGACATCTGGAAGATAAGAGTAAGGATCTACGTTGTAAAGTTCATTCCCCTCGAACTTCAGAACCCGCTCTTTACTCTTCGAGAAGCCGCTCGAGAGAAAGCCGGCAGCAGCGGAGAGAAAGCCATCTTCTTTCTTCGTAGTCCTGAAGCCATGCTTCCGAGACCAGATCGGAGCCACGGCACCGAAGCCGTAAGTGAAGGCATCACGGAACATTGTGTGAATCTGAATCCCCGCTTTTGCCTTCCGCATCTGAACGCCAACAACTCTCTCGAGTAGCATGGCGCCAGTCACATCCTCGCTTCCAACGCCTTCATACTTAAAGATCGGATCATCAAAGAAGGCAGCTACGACGTAAGTCAGGAGAGTGTCAAGCGTGGCATAGCTGAGCGGAACCACAATCGAGACTGGTCTTCGGCTATCCTTATCCTTCAGATTCTCCTCTTCCGTGTCCAACGGAATATACGCCGTCAACGTCTCGTCTATCTTATTCCATGTCGAGTAACGCTTGCTCATCTCAGCATGGCTAGCCTGAGCCCTCGACATGATCTCGGTCCGAAGCTTCGTATGAAGTTCGCTCCCTGGAACCAAGTCCATATCCAAGGGATACTTATACCCGAGATCTCCAACACTCGCCAGGCTTGACTGAAAGGCGGGAATGTTATCGTTATCTGTGTCAGTAAGAATAAAAGGCATCTTATATCACCCTCTCATATTCAAGCGCTGGATCGTCGTCTTCCTCGAGTTCCGCATATTCAGACTCAATATCTTCACCAGTCTCTCGAGGCTCGAAATACCGGTCTCCCTCTTCGAGAACATAGATGATTCCCGAAAGTGCATCAATTACGTCCCACTTGGAAGGTCTCGGCCACTGAAGTAAATACTTCTCAATGATGCCGGAACAAGCCGAGCTATGTTTCACCAGCTTGTTTCTATACATCGGAACCATTCCACCACTTCTCCGAGGCCCACTCTTCCCTTCTCTCGGTGAGACCTCCACGATTACATAAAACTTCCCAAGCCTCAACATCTCATTACGAAGCGGGTAAGTTATATACTCATGAAGTCCCGTGACCTCCGGCGCAATAACTAAGGCATTAAGTCTCTCCGCCATCGCGAAGGTCTCATTATAGAGAGTGTCGGGATACATTTGATCCTCGATGATTTCCCTCACAAAGATCTCATTCGTCCGCGTGTTAACACCAACTCCAACTATCGCGGTATTAGCACTTCCAGTCTTCATCGTCCGCGCAGGATCCATGAGCACGACACTCTCAACATCGCTATTCCCGTTGAGGTTAAGCTCGCTCTCCTCATATTCTTGAAAGTAATCTTGCTTAAAGCCAGCATTCTCTTTCGCGACCGGAATGTTCCTGAACTCACGGTAGAGAACATCCAGCATCTCATTTCTTCTATAACTGTTCGCCAACTTCTTAACATCCTCGTCCGTCATGTGCTCAGGCCAGATACTCTTATAATTATCGTCGAAGAGTTCAAGCCTGACCGTCTTCCAATCAGGATACATACTTTCGTCCAGAAGGTTATTAAGGAGAGAATCCTCATGTAGGATAGTCCCTACCACAATAACTCTCCAATCTCTCCGGCCTCTTTCCACGCTGTTGAGAAGGGCTGAGAAGAACCACTTCTTGAGTTTTTCTCTTCTCTCTTCACTCTCAACGCCCTCATCATCTTCAAGATCATCAACGAGGATAAGATCAGGCCGGCGACTCCTAAACTTCCTACCACGAACTTGCTGGCCAGCACCTCTCGGCATGACCTTAGTCCCCTTCGCCGTAACCCATTCCTTCCGGCCAAAGCTATCCTTCCGTTCCTCTGGTTCAAAGTTCCCGAAGAGAGCCGCGATATCTTCACTCTCGATTAGCTGAGTCTTGATGTCCTCGCTCTGCTCGACCGCGCTGTCCGAGGTTGCCGAGACCGGGATGATATAGTGAGAGTCCTGAAAGATCATCCTCTTGATCGGAAAGATCGTGTTGACTAAGGTAGTCTTTCCAATCCCACGAGGGGCAGCAATGGCCGCTGTCTGGATCGAGTCATCATCCAAGATCTCAAAGATTGGATCATGAAGGTCCGGTGAGAACTCTTTATAAAAGACAGCTGGGAAGAAGGACTTACAGAAATACTTAAAGGAGTGATCACACTCCGCCAGGAATTCCTCTACTTCCTTCTCATTAGCCAGGTTCTCGCTCACGCTGAGATCTCCGCACTCCAGTCAACACCGCCGGAGATATTAGAGTTCGTAAGATTAACCAACCGATCCGTCGTCGTGTCCCCTGTGCACTCCACCAGTGCAACTGAGCTCCCAGTCAAGGGAGGACCGCCCGCTGTCAAGAGCTTATCCATCGTATTCACGACTTCAGCGTCACTCACGCCAGCGGCGCTGAGATCAGTTTCTAGCTGGCCGGCCCGCTCATTGATGGCGATCAGCTCTTCAATGATCGTCTTAGCTTGCGCCAGCTTAACTCTCCGTTCCGCAAC